ATAAGTACTTTTTAAACAAAACTAATCTAAAATAATATGACTACTAATTTTAAAAATAACGTTTGGGACGCGGTTGCAACAAGCGCGCCCAAAATGCCGAAGAAACTACTTTCACCAGGTAGCACGAATGCAAAAACAGCAAAGAACGAAATTAAGACTTTTATACTTTATCTTATGCCGTACAATCAAAATAGCGAAGGGCGCAATTTATGCCCGCACGCCTCCAAGGGTTGCGCTGCTGCTTGCTTAGTTAGTGCTGGTCGCGGTTCCTTTAGCAATGTAATAAAAGCAAGAGTAAACAAAACCGAATTGTTTATTAAAAATAAATTAGCCTTCTTAAATAAGCTAGCTGACGAAATTACACAAGAGACCGCAAAAGCTAAGCGGGGCGGGTATCGGGTTGCTTTTAGACTCAATGGTACGTCCGATGCTGACTTTATCTATATGCTTAAAAAATACGGCTTTTTAGATATTGAGGACCTGCAGCCCCACGCGGTTTTTTATGACTACACTAAAAACGTACAAAAGGCAATAAGATATAAAAGCCATCCAAATTACACGGTGACTTTTTCACGTGCTGAAAATAACGCGGTTAAAACTAAGCTAGCAATAAAGCACGGTTTAAACGTTGCGGCGGTGTTCAATGAGTTGCCTAATACTTGGCGCGGTGTTGAGGTTGTTGACGGTGATAAGTCAGATCTACAAATGTTAAAATATAACGGGGTTATATTAGGACTCAAAGCGAAAGGAGCCGCGCGCAAAGATACAACAGGCTTTACAATTTTAAATTGAATAATATGTACTTAAGATTCTTAAACTACAAAGATACATTAATGAAGGTCACGGATGAATTATACGGTCCACGAAAATATTATATGCTGATGCCGGATGAAAAAATAAATTGTGTCTCCGAAACGCACGCAAGAATGAAAAAATATGTTTTAAAGCAAAAGAAAAACTTTAAACGCAATGGGCTCCATTAAACGCAATGGGCTCCCCTCCAGCACGCCCTCCAGGTTCCCCCTGTAGGGCAAATCCTACACGAGCTGTTAACAATTATTTAACATTAATTTAACATTAAGTTAACATTGGGTAACATTGCCTGCCCTATATTTGGGGTATAATTAAAAACAAAAATATGACACTAAAACAAGTTTACACTATATTGAACAAAACAATCGGACAGGTTGACCCTGATACTTATTTGAAGCTATCCGAAGCTATCGCGAAGCATTCTACAACATCCTTCCAGGAGGGTGCCGATATGGTAAAACGAGTATACAATATAAAATAAAAAACGATGAACACACAGAAAGCAATTAAAATAGTAGCAGTAATATTAACAGTAATTTCAGCAGTTGTCACCTTTGGCGGCGGTGTTGTTATCCTTTTAAATTTATAATGATGAGGTACAATAAACTAAACAAATTCGAGGCTGGCATCATTGAGGATGCCCTTAACCTTTGGGCTAATACCTTTATACAAGAAATTAAACAGATAGAAAGCTCCGGGCGCGTTGCACTCTTTCACGAGGATTACCCCAAGGGCATTAAAACTGATATTTTAGATAAGGTCAGAGACCTAACCAAAAAACGTTAACATATTAATTCTGAGGCGGTCCTACATTGTTTGTTTAGGTCGCCTCTCCTTTCCTTTCAAATATGCACTATTTACACATTTTAGACTACAGCACAGGCACGAACACAGCATATATATACAATTCACCCCCTGAGGACCTGGAAACCGAGGTTATAACCTTAGGGCACAGCTTAAAAAATTGCGAGTGGATGCTTTCAACGAATAAACCGGAAACCCTATAAGTGACCACAGGGCAAACAACGTAAAACGGAATGTGCCTTGTTTAAGTACCCAAGTTTAATCAAATCAACCGAAATAGAAACTGCTCAGGTCTCCCTGCGATATTTGATGTTTAGGGATTAGGGTGGAATCACAATGACACCCGAATATATATATTACATATAATATTTGGCAAAAGAATATACCTCACCCACAGCCTCACTTATATAGTACTTATATTATATATGTTTTTATAATAGAAAGATATTATAAGGTTTATAATATGCTGGTAGTGGATGTGCGTGTCTGCCTCTTTGGGTGGCATCCACGACACTCGACATATAAGTAACTCTTTTTATTTGACTTTGTTGTATATTCAGAGCAATTATTTTGTTATAAATATAACAAACGAATATCGTGGTACATAAAACCCATATATAAGTTATATATATATGACTAAAGAATTTGAAATAAAAGTCCCCTCAGTAAAAGAGAATATTCAGCTACATAAGTATCAGAAGTATATTAAGCTGTTGCAAGACAACGAAGATATAGATGCAGACTTTCATCGATTGAAGGTGTTGCAGATATTCTGTGGTCTTGAGCTCAACGAGGCGAACAAGCTTCCTGTTGCGGAACTTGACTTCATAGTTGATCACATAGTAAAGATAATGTCTACTGAAGATAAACTTCAGCGCAGGTTTACTATGACTGACCCAAGCGGTAAAACGGTTGAGTTTGGTTTTATGCCTAACCTAAGCGAAATGACCTTAGGTGAGTATGTAGACCTAGAAAGTTATGTTTCTGATTGGGAGCAAATGCACAAGGCACTTGCAGTTATGTACAGACCTATTGTTGCTGGAAAGGGAGAGTTCTACGAGATAGAAGAATATGAAGGCTCTGCTAAATATGCAGACGTAATGAGGGATGCTCCAATGAATGTTGCTACGGGTGCTATGGTTTTTTTTTACAGTTTAGGGAAAGAACTACTGAAAACTACCCTTCGCTCTTTACAGGAGGATCTTCAGAAGGACCCACAACAGCAGAAGCTTCCTTCGGAAACAAATGGGGATGGTATCAATCAATATATGCACTCGCTGGAGGAGATGTTCTCAAGTTTGGAGACGTTACAAAAACAAATCTAGGGAAGTGCTTAATGTGGATGGAGTTTGAAAAGGAAAAGAACGATTTAGAAAGAATGCGAATAGAAAGAATGAGTAGACAATGAGAGCAGTATACGAAGTATTAGATAAAATAAAGGACAAGCTAAGACAATCCCCTAACATACAAACAGTATCGTTTGGAGACCTGTTCAGTGTTGACCTGAATAAGACAGACATATATCCTATTGCACATATCAATATGGGGAATGTATCTTTCCAAGAGTACAAGCTTGAGGTAACAATCAATCTGCTCCTTTTGGATATTGTAGACGATAACAGGGATTCGGATATGACGGATGACTTCTACGGAAATGACAACCTCCAAGATATCCTAAACACTCTGTTGGCGGAAGCCAACATTTTAGTAGCAGACCTGAGAAGGGGACAGGGTTATGAAGACTTGTTCCAGATAGAATCAGACCTAACTGCACAGCCGTTCTTAGATAGATTTGAGAATCAGCTTGCAGGATGGGGCATAGACATTGTGATATCATTCCCTAATAACGAAGTAACTATTTGCTAATGGCAGCTAGAAGTCCACTTACAGGTAGATTCGCTAAGGTTGATCAGGTACTTGAGCAACTTGCAAGGGATGTTATTATTCCTGAGTTGCAAAAGACCCTAAGAAACCAAGACAAGGTGGTTGGCGGAAAGCCACCATCACTTGTCGACACATTCGACTATGAGTTATCTGAAGATGGGGTTAATATATTTTCTACCTCCTCATATTCAGGTTCTGTGGACTTGGGATATAAAGGACCTAGACCTCCATACCAAAGTATTGCTCTTTGGGTAAAAAAAAGAGGTATTAGACCACGTAATAAAAGTGGCAGGTTTGTACGTATGACTGAAGGTTATATAAACAGAACTGCATTCGCAATAGCAAATAAAATAGGCAGAGAGGGCTATCTAGGCTCCAACTATGTTGGAGAATCATATATAAACGTAGCAGACATAATAGTAAAATCCATAAGCGAAGCTTATGCAGAAGATATTAGAAATATGTTAAACAAAAACATAAGTAGACAATAATGGCAACAATAATAAATACAAGAAGCCCTTTTTATATACAAGTTTCAGACGAATCTTTGTTTGAGGCGAAACTTGAATTATATATATATTCAGGAGAGAAGAAGTCAAGTCCTGCAGCTTCTGATTTGGAGTACACAATACAAAAGGCAGTGATAGGTTCAGACAACTACATTGTGTTTGAGATATCTGAACTTGTTAGAGATTACATAGATGTGAACTTTAACCAAGAAAGAACTGAAGATGCTTATGTAGCTAGAATCGAAGCTGATGGGGGTACATTTGAACAAAACAGTTTATTAACACAATTCTCACTTGATTTAGATGATGATTACTCAAGTAGCTCTGTTTGGGTAGAAGCAGACATAGAATCCTATGACTCTGCAGGTTCTCTATTGAAAACAGAATACTTTGATTATATAGCTATGGATGGGTATGGGTATTTTGAAGAAGGTGCAAATCCTGAGCCTAGCAGAACATTATTACAAACTAATACAGACATATACTATCTTCAAGGCAATGCAGTTCAAGTGCCTGTGTTCAGCGAAGAGGTAACCTCAGTGAAGTTCTACAACGATGGTTCTTTACATACAACAAGAACAATATCCTCCTCCAATAACTCTTCAGGTCAAATATCTTACCCAAGCGTTACAGCAGACACGGATAAGATTGAGGTCATCAGTGCTTCAGGCACTGAGACCATAAACGCCTATCCTACATCTGAGTGTAAATACACACCGTACAGAGTAACATTCGTAAATAAGTTCGGAGCATTGCAGAATATATATTTCTTCAAGAAGTCTGTACAATCTATAAATACTAAGGAAGACTCATATAAAGCAAGTGTGTTTAATATGTTTGACTTGAGATATGATTTACAGCAACATCAATATCAGACATTTCATAAGCTAGGCAGAGAAAGCATTACTATGAACACAGGTTTTGTATCTGAAGAGTATAATGAAGTAATGAAGCAAATGATGCTTAGTGAAAAGGTTTGGATTGAAGATGAGGGAGAAATACTCCCTATTAATGTTAAGTCTCAATCACTAACATACAAGACAAGTGTCAACGATAAATTAATAAACTATAGCGTACAATTCGATTACTCATTTGACAAGATAAACAATATAAGATAATGAACAAGGTTGTATTATACATAAAAGATGCTGATAGTGTGTTTCAGGCAGTGGACCTGTTTGAGGATGAAACAATCTCTGTAACGTCTAAAGTACAAGATATACGAGACATATCCAAGGTATTTACAGACTTCTCTCAATCGTTTACATTACCAGCTTCAAAGAAAAACAACAAAATATTTAGACACTTCTACAACTATTTCATATCTGAGGGTGCATTTGATGCTAGAAAGAAAGTCGAGGCGCAGATAGAGATAAACTACATACCTTTTAGGCAGGGGAAAGTTTTCCTGAATAGCGTTAAAATGAAAGACAACAAGCCGTTTGCATATAATGTTACGTTTTTCGGTAATACTGTTACGCTAAAAGACTCTTTAGGCGATGATGAGTTAAGTCAGCTTAATTTCTCTCAATTTGACCACGATTACGGTACAGATGAAGTTAGAGATGGTCTTACAACAGGTGTTGACTTCAGCGGAAATACTACATCAATTATATACCCCTTAATAAGCCACACTAAAAGACTTTACTTTGACTCAAGGAATAGTGGAGGGCATAGTCTTGATGGAAACCTACATTTTCAAAGCACAGGAGGCGGAAGTAACAATTCAAATTTAGCTTTAGAATATATAGACCTAAAACCTGCTATAAAGGCAAAAGAAATTATAAGTGCTATAGAGGATAACCCTAAATATAACATATCTTTTGTAACAGGGGATGATGATGATTTCTTTGATTCAACAGCTTTTAGTAATCTATATCTATGGTTAAGCAGGACTAAGGGTGTTCTTGGTGGTGCTGAAAGTGCAGAAGAAAAGGTAAAGGTTCTTGAAGATTGGCAATATGATTCAGGGGATGATTTTGTTTCTATATCTTCTGACGGTCAAGAAGTTTTCTTTACGGATATACCATCATCAGGAAATCCTTTTGGTACGATAGGTCTAAATTGTACAATAACCCCATCAAGCGGATATGAAAATATTCAATACACAATACAAATGTATAGGGATGGTGTTCTTTGGGCAGAAGAATCTAATGTTACAGGAACTAGGTATGTTTCGTATAATTCTTCGTTTGGAGGAACTGACTTTTGGAATGATGTGAGATGGAAGTTTATATTAAAGTCAAATTCTCAATTTTTATTTACCCCTAGTTTAACAATGTTTGACCTTAGAAGCTCCCCAACAAGAAGTCAGATTCTTGATTGTAACCCAAGCCAGCTTACTGCTCAAAGTAAGGTAATAATATCTGAAGAAATACCTAAGATGAAAATAATAGATTTTCTTTCAGGTATATTCAATATATTCAACCTTACCGCTTTCTTCATTAGCGATATGAGTAGTCCTAATTTCGGTAAAGTAAAGGTAATGAAGCTAGATGATTTTTACACTCCTACCGACACAGGCTCGGATGCCTACCCATCAAAAATATACGACATAACGAAATATGTCGATTCTACCAATACTGATGTTGAGGCAACAATTCCTTTTAGCGAAATAAACTTCAACTATCAAGAGGGAAAGACCCTTTTAATGAAGCGACATAGCGAAACATTTAATAGTGAGTTTGGAGACGAGGAGTTCACGCCAGATGGGGTAGATAGGGGTAAACCATATGAAGTTAAAGTTCCATTTGAACACTTTAAATTTGAAAGACTATTCGATGATAATACTTCTAGTTTTATTGCTGGAACACCAACAGATATTCAATGGGGGTATTCGGCTAATGACAATTTTAAACCAGACTACGATGCTGACCCGAAAACAGGAAATTATGAGCCTGTTTTAACAAAGCCAATGTTGTTTTATGGAATAAATATAAGCATATCAAGTAGCCTTAGATATATAAATTGGCTTGGTTCTTCACATCAAGCTCTTTCAACGTATTGGAAGCCGTCTAACACAAATGAAAACGGAAGTAACCCTAATTATAATTTACCTGTAGAATCAGGTACAACAACATCAACGACAGCAAATAAGCTTGTAGATTCTGGTCAAAACTTCTTATCTACAGTTGAGGTTGGAGACTATGTGGCAAATACCACAGACTCAACTTTAGCTTTAGTTACTGCTGTTGATAGTGACACAACTCTGTCATTAAACTTAGATATATTTGCTTCTGGTGAAGATTATAAAGTATACAGGAAGCCTGAGTTTACCTTAAACTTTGACAACGAAGTTGACGAGTGGAATCTAATAGATTACTCTGGAGAGACAAACTCATTATTCAGTAAATTCTATAAGACATACATAGAAGATGCTTTTAATGCTAAGAAAAGGATATTTAAGCTGACGGCATATTTACCAAATAGTATATTACTTAATTATAAGCTGAACGATAGGTTTCAGATTGGAGACAAGGTATTTACTATAAACTCAATAGACACTGACCTTAAAACAGGAGAGTCTAAACTAGAATTATTAAACGTATTATGATAAAGCACATTTTAGATTTATTAAAGTTAGATGATTACTATGGCGTGTCTCCTTACATCGACATCGCCAAAGGTAAATATCAAGCACCCAAAACAGTAAAAGAGGCAATTAACAAACGAAAAAGATTTAACTAATGGCAAACCAAATACAAGACATAAAGGTAGCGATAAAAGTCGATGGAGCAGGACAAGCCTATGTCCAAATAGATAAGCTAGGTGGTGGTTTTATGAAAGCTACAACTGCAGCTAAAAAACTCCAAGAAGCCATAAAGCAACAGAATCCTGTACTTAAAGGGTCTGTTGCAGATTACCAAAGACAAATATCTGCACTAAAGCAAATTAGAGATAACTCAGCCAAGACAGCTAACGATTACAATAGACAGACTATAGCAATATCGAAGTTGCAAACCAAAATGAGGGCTTTAACAGCCACAACTCAAGTTCAAAACAAGGTAAACGAAGCTCAGATATCAAATGCAGGTCTTGCAGGGGCTACCCTTACGGAATTTGGTCGTACCATATCGGATTTACCTTATGGTATTCGTGGTGTTGCAAACAACTTGTCTCAGTTGTCTACATTGTTCGTTACACTTATAGCTAAGTCTGACGGTGCAACAAACGCCTTTAAACAACTGCTTTCACAGCTTAGGGGTCCTTTAGGTTTCATATTGGCATTCCAAGCAATAATATCGCTAATAGATTTTTTCGCAGGTTCAGTCTCAAAAGCTACTGAAGAAACGGACGCATTATCAAAAGCATTTAAAAGCGCATCTGAAGAAGCTTCAAAAGTTACAGTGGAGCTTGATATGCTATTGGGGGTTATCCAGGACTCTGGTTCATCAACATTTGATTTCGATAGAGCTGTTAAGCAGTTGAGGAATAACTTTCCAAAATTAGTTTCACAATTAGACATAGCTGGAGTATCTACTGAAGATTTAAAAAATAAAACTGATGAAGCTAAGAGAATTACAGATGCATATACCGACTCCATAATAAGGCAAGCTAAAGCTAGAGCTATATTAAGTGAGATAGAGAAGATTGAAGCTGAAAAATTAGAGAATGAACTGAAGCTACAGAGAGATCTTCAGGAGGAGGAAAAAACAAGAGAATTTGAAAGTAGAAAAGAAAGGATAGCAACAACCAACTTAGCTTTCGGTACTATAATTAGGAGTGAAAAAGAAATCACAAGTAGTTTTGAGGAGCAAAGCGATAGGCGAATAAAGAAGATGAAGGAAGAGTTTGATGAAAAGCAAAAACTGCTAAATCAAGACTTAGAGTTCCTCACTTCAAGATTAGACACATCAGAAGTTCTTGAGTCATTGGACGAAAAAACTGTCAGTTCAATTAAGGAAAGGGGATACAGTGTTAAGACACTGTTCGATATGGAGCTAGAGGCAGACGATATATTGACAAGAAAGACGCTAGAAAATTCAGCTAAAAGAGGAAGGACAAGAGCAGAGGAGCTTGAGGAATTAAAGAGAATAGGTAAGGCGTTGCTATCTTCTATGTCAGAGGCGTTTGATGCTGAGTTTGAGGCTGATGTGTCTATAGAAGAGAGAAAAACTACTATAGCAAACAACGAGCTAAAAAAGAGGCTTAGAAATGAAAGTTTATCTGCTAGTGAAAAGGAGGGAATAAATAATCAGATAGCAGCGAATGAGGAGGCTTTACAAGCTAAAAGAGATAAACTTGCTGAAAAGAACTTCAAGCAACAGAAAGCCCTATCTATAGTTCAAGCCTTAATGTCAACATATGAAATGGCTACTGATGCCTTTGCAACTATTAAAGGTATGAAAATACTAGGTCCTGCTGCACTTCCTTTAGCTATAGCAGCAGCAGCAACAGCAACAGCTTTCGGATTGAAGCAGGTTGCGGCTATAAAGAGGACTAAATTTGTACCATCAGCAATAGGCGGAAGTGGAGGTGGTGCAGGTGGTGCAGGAGGCGCAGATATACAAGCCCCTGACTTCAACGTAGTAGGTGCATCCGAAACATCGCAATTAGCAGAAACTGTAGCTGGTCAACAAGCGAAACCTGTAAAGGCTTTTGTTGTAGGAAAAGACATATCGACTCAGCAGGAGCTTGATAGAAATATAAGCAATACAGCATCCTTCTGATAGAACAAAAAGCAACTCAATAAGTTATTTATATATGGAAGAAATAAAAGTTATCGAACTTATCATAGACGAGGAAAACGAAATTAGTGGGATAGACGCTATCTCTATTGTGGATGACCCTGCAATCCAGGAGGACTTTATTATGCTTAGTTCACAGGAAGTGAAACTCGCTGAAGTTGATCAGGAGAAGAAAATACTGATGGGTCCGGCACTTATCCCTAACAAAAAGATATACCGTAAAAACGGAGAAGACGAATACTTTATATATTTCTCTAAAGATACCGTCAGAAAAGCCTCAGAGCTTTTCCTGACGAAAGGAAACCAAAATAACGCTACTTTAGAACACGATGGTAAGCTAGATGGCTTATCAGTGGTAGAATCTTGGATTATTGATGATACGAACCAAGATAAGTCTCGTAAATATGGTTTTGACCTACCTAATGGCACTTGGATGGTGTCTATGAAGGTATATGATGATGATGTATGGTCAGATTACGTTAAAACAGGCAAGGTAAAAGGCTTCAGCATCGAAGGGCACTTCGCAGATGCTATGGAGAGACCCCAAGAGCAACTTCCTGAGTATGGCGATGATGAACTAGAGGCTTTATCAGTCATAGAAGAGCTTACAGAGGCTATGGACGTTGAATTACGCACATATGATGATTACCCTAAGGCTGCAAGAGAAAATGCAAGGAAAGTCCTTAATTGGCGTTTACGTTATGGTCGTGATGAGGTCAAGGGAATGACTAGGGTGGGCTGGCGAAGAGCCAATCAGCTCGCTAAAGGACAAAAAATCAGCCGCTCAACAATTGCCAGGATGGCTTCATTCAATAGACATCGTAAAAACGCTACTATAGACCCAAACCTAAGAGGAACACCCTGGAAAGACAAGGGATACGTTGCTTGGCTTGGTTGGGGTGGTACTGAAGGTGTAAATTGGGCTATTCGCAAGATGAAGCAATTCAGAAGGGGTGAATTTGCCTCTATGGTTGTAGATGAGAACACTGCTATTATAGATGACCGCCTTGCATACGCAACAAAGGAGCTTGCAGAGAAAGCTGCTCAAGATATTGGATGTGAAGGATACCACGAACACGAGTTTGAAGGTAAAACTTGGTATATGCCGTGTAAAGAGCACAACCTAGCAGAGATAGGACCAAGAGGTGGAGTAAAAAAGTCCCCTAAAGCTCCGAAATCGGACACTCCGAACCCTAGACCAAAGGGTGAGGGGTCCGCTAAAGGCGATGCGTCAGGAAAAACAGGTGCTAAGGTATCTGCAAAAGACAAGAAAGCCCTACAAAAGAAGGCTGATGAATTTAACGATAAATATAAAGAGAAACTAGGCTACGGAGTAACTATAGGGGTATTATCTTCAGTGTTTCAGAGAGGTTTAGGTGCGTTTAATACATCCCATTCTCCAAATGTTAAGTCAGCTTCGCAGTGGGCACACGCTAGGGTCAACGCTTTTATGTATTTAGTTAAAAACGGAAGACCTGAGAATGCTAAATACACTACAGACTACGATTTATTACCTAAGAAGCACCCTAAGTCTCCTGAGAAAAACGCATAACATATGAAAAATACAGATTTCGAAACTCCATCACGGACAAGCCCTAGGCGCAGAAAGCGTGGTTGTTTATGTATCGACACTAATAAATATAGCGTAAAATGCTGTAAAGGTAAGTTGAAGAATCAAGGTATTGGTAAAATATAAATGGGGAGAAAGTTCTTAACGCCATCCTATTCTAGCCCAAAAAGGGGTAGAAGGGGATGCCTATGTGGTGATGGCACCTACTCTAGAAAATGCTGTAACGGAACCTTAAGAGCTCAGGGAATAGGAAGGACTAGGCGATCAGGCGTATATTGGGATAACGTAGAAACAACTTGGGCGTTAACCAATAGAGAGTGGAATAAGTAAGTTAAAAATACAACAACATTATATTGTATTAGTTAAGTATATAGTTAATTATTGTTTAACCCTATTAATTAGTATATGAAAGCTAACGAAATTGTAGAGCGTTTCAAGAACGTACTACTTAGCAATGAAGCAGAAGTTGAGGCTACTGAAGTAAAAGAAGAAGCCACTCCTGAAGTTGAAGAGCAAGTAGAACTTTCTGAGGACGTGAAGAACATCGAAGTTGAGGCTTCTGAAGAATTAGAATCTTCTGAAGAAGTTGAAGCTGGATACGATGATAAAATGGAAGAAGAGGGTGATATGGACAAGTATGCTACTAAAGAAGATTTAGCTAAAGCTATTGCTGAGGTTAAAGCTATGGTTGAAGAGCTTAGTTCTCAAAAAGAGGAAGAGCTTGAAGTACCAACTGAGCTATCTTCTCAAGAGCCTGCTGTAGAGCCAATCGCTCACAATCCAGAAGCAGAGGTTTCTAAGAAGCCCCTAAATTTATATGCACAGAAACGTGCAATGACTACTAAAGATATTGTATTTAATAAACTATTCAATTCATAAAAATGGCAACAACCACATCTATTACAACAACTTACGCTGGTGAATTTGCAGGGAAATATATCTCAGCAGCTTTATTGAGCGGTAAAACTTTGGCAGAAGGCGCAATCACCGTTAAGCCAAATGTTAAATTCAAAGAGGTAGTAAAGAAGATTTCTACAGATGCAATCGTAAAGGATGCAACCTGTGATTTCGACCCTACGTCTACACTCACGCTAACTGAGCGCATCCTTCAACCAGAAGAGTTCCAAGTAAACCTTGAGCTTTGTAAGAAGGACTTCCGTTCTGATTGGGAAGCAGTACAAATGGGATATTCTACATTTGACAACTTGCCTCCTTCTTTTGCTGATTTCTTAATCGGTCACGTAGCTTCTAAAGTAGCACAAAAGACTGAGCAAAACATCTGGGGTGGAGTAAACGCCACTGCTGGTGAGTTTGATGGTCTTACAGTTCTTATGGCTGCTGATTCAGACGTAAATGACGCTGCTAACGACACTGAAACAGCTTACACATCTTCTAACATCGTTTCTTTGTTAGGGAATGTAGTTGATTCTGTTCCTTCTGCTGTTTATGGTAAAGAAGACTTGACTATCTATGTGCCAACTGTAGCTCTTCAGGCTTATGTACGTGCATTAGGTGGATTTGGTGCTTCTGGACTCGGTGCTGCTGGTATCGGAGACCAAGGTACTCAATGGTACAATAGAGGAAATGCACTTTCTTTCGAAGGTATCAAAATCCAACACGCTCCAGGTATGCCTGCTGACCACATCGTTGCTGGTGAGGCTTCTAACATCTACTTCGGTACAGGTCTATTAGCTGACCACAACGAAGTTAAGTTGTTAGATATGGGTGACTTAGACGGTTCTCAGAATGTAAGAGTTATTATGCGATTTACTGCAGGTGTACAATATGGCATCGGTGGTGACCTTGTATTACAAACTCTAGCGTAATAAAATAAATTGTTAAACATAGAAGGGTAGGTAAGCCTAGAGCCTACCTGCCCTTTTTTAATACCAAATAATATGAGCTGTGATTTATCACTCGGAAGAGAAAGACCTTGCAAGGACTCCGTAGGAGGACTGAAGGCAATTTACTTTATCAATTATGGTCTTATCGATGCTTCATTTGACGGCACAGATACAGATATGATTGACGGGTTAGGTACGGGACTTAGTGCGTACAGATATGACCTAAAAGGAAACTCTAATCTTGAGCAAACAATTACCTCTTCTACTGATACAGGAGGTACGTTTTTTGAGCAAGCACTTACATTGGTTCTTCCAAAACTAACAGTTAAAGACCACAAGGAAATTAAATTGTTAACATTCGGAAGACCGCACATCATTGTAAAAGACAACAACGATAACTATTTTATGGTTGGTCTTGAGCACGGTGCTGATGTAACAGGAGGGACTATTAGCTCTGGTGCTGCTATGGGTGACTTAAGCGGATATAACTTGACGCTTTCAGGAACCGAAAGAGCCCCTGCTAACTTTGTTAGTGTTACTGCTGAAACAGATACTCAGTTAACTTTAGGCGATGCAAGTACAATTACTGTAGTGCCAGGAACAGTTGCTGACGTGGACGTTGATGATGACCAATCTGGAATACCAGGAGGTAACAACTAACAACCACCTTCTTAAACGCAATAAGCCTCACCTTTCGGTGGGGCTTTTTTGTAAACAAATAACAAGTCTTTAAGTTATATATATATGAATGTATTAGCTCCTGTTCAAACAAGCCAAGAATTAAAAATAATCCCTAGAGGTTACAGACCTTCAGGAACAGATTATAAGATTACGCTTATTGAAGACGGTACAGGTAAAACTGAAACAATCACTAATGTTAGTGCTGATCAAGATGGTAATTATATGGTGTTCACCGTAACCTTCACTATTCTCACTAACAAGTCTATTTATTATATGGAAGTGGAGCGAGATAACAAGGTAAAGTTCAGGGGTAAAGTATATTGCACGGATAGGTCTGATAAGAAAATTAAGCAGTCTTTAAATAACAACAAATATACAGAGCATAGTGCAGCACCTACGGGGCAAAAATATATAACAGTTTAATATGGCTAAAAATAAGAAATCAGAGGGAGCAATCAGAGTAGTTAACCTACAGGGTTATACCATACCTCAAATTAAAGAGGACTATCGAAATGATTGGGTCACTTACGGAGAAGATAATGATTACTTTGGTGATTTGATTGATAATTACCTTAGTAGCCCAACAAATTCCTGTTGTATAAACGGTATTGTGGATATGATTTACGGAAGAGGCTTGAATGCTACAGATAGCGAGGAAAAGCCTGAAATGTTCGCTAGATTCAAAATGATACTAAAAGACGAAGAGGTAAAGAAATTGGTCAATGATTATAAATTACTTGGTCAAGCTGCTGTTCAGATTGTATATAATAAAAGCAAAACTAGAATTACTTCTCTTACTCACTTCCCTATGGAAACGCTAAGAGCTGAGAAGGCAGATGAGGGCAGAATCAACGCATACTATTATCACCCTAAGTGGAGAAAATATAAGCAAGCTGATGAGCCTAAGAGAATACCAACATTCGGCAATGGGAAAGATAGCGAGCTAAGAGAGCTTTATATCATTCGACCCTATCGTCCAGGATTCTACTACTATGCTCCTGTAGATTACCACGGATGTTTGCAATATTGCTCACTTGAAGAGGAGGTATCAAACTACCACATAAACAATATTCTAAACGGGCTTCAGCCATCATTATTAATCAACTTCAATAATGGAGTTCCCGATGAAGAGGCACAACAGCTTATAGAAAACAAAATACAAGACAAGTTCGGAGGAACGTCTAACTCAGGTAAGTTTATACTAGCGTTTAACGAAGACCCTGATCGTGCAGCAGATATAGAGCCAATCCACTTACCAGATGCTCACGCACAATACCAATTCCTATCTGACGAGGCTCGTGAGAAGATTATGCTTGGACACAGAGTCGTTTCTCCGATACTTCTTGGCATAAAGGATAATACAGGATTTGGAAATAACGCAGAAGAACTTAGAACAGCTTCTGTACTTATGGATAACATTGTTATTAGACCATTTCAGGAGAAGATAATAGAGTGCCTTAAAACCATTTTAGCATTCAATGAAATTGATCTTAACTTATACTTTGTAACGCTTCAGCCGATTGAGTTTACTGAGCTAGATAATATCGAGACTAAGATTAAGCGTGAGGAGGAAACAGGAGAGAAATTATCGGCAATAGACCGAGTAAAGTCACTATTTAAAAAGAAAGAAGATGAAGGCACTGTTCATAACGACTGATGATTTAAGGCGCAAGTCGCTTGTAGGTGGGACTGTAGATGCTGATAAGTTCATTCAGTTTATAGAGGTCAGTCAGGATATACATATTCAAAACTACTTGGGTACAAAGTTGTATGATAAGATACAGGAGCTTATTGTTGACGATGAAATAGATGATGCAGGAAATGCTGTATACAAAACGCTCTTAAACGACTACCTTACACCGATGCTTATTTGGTTTGCTCAGTCAGACTATTATATGTTTGCATCTTATCAAGTGAGTAACGGAGGTGTTTATAAGCATCGTAGCGAGTCCTCAGAGACTCTCTCGATGCAGGAGGTTCAATATCTAGTGGATAACTCAAGGAATAAAGCTGAGTTTTATACAAGAAGGTTTTTAGATTATATGACGTTTAACTCAAATGATTATCCTGAATACAACGAGTCTAACAATGAGGGTATGTATCCAGATAAGTCAGATAATTTCAATAGTTGGGTTTTATGAGATATCAACCAAAAAAGGAAAACATAAATAAGTTAAAGCAGTTTTTAAGTAGATGCCAATACCAAGACCAAAATCAGGAGAAAAGCAAAAAGACTTCATCGAAAGGTGTGTTTTCGAAATTGGCAAAGAATACAAGACAGATAAAGCATTAGCAATCTGTTACAAACAATATAGAGAAAAGATATGAGTTACGGTTCAATATATAGTTCGACTTGGTGGGGAAGTCCTGTTGATGGTGGCTGGGGAGATATTTATTACGATTTAACAGTGTAATATGGCAAATCTAACAGACAAAGCGATAAACAATACTTATCAGTCCTTACTCAAGACCATCGATAACACAGAGATTAACGGCTCTACCGAGATAAGCGATGGTTTAGGCAATGGAACAGGAATTACCATAAGTAATGACGGTCAGATAACAACTGACGGTACAATTTCTTTTGGTACACTGAAAGATGCTGGAGAAAATATAAGTATATCGAAGTTTGTTGATGAGTCCGATGGTATTGCTAATAATGACAATGATACGTCTATCCCTACAAGTGCTGCTGTAGTTGATTATGTAGAGAACAAAATAACCTTAGATGACCTTGACTTCACAGCGGACACGGGTTCCGGCTCAGTTGATTTAGATAGTCAGACGCTAAATATAAATGGCGGAACCAACGTAACTACTGAGGCAACAGGGCAAACCGTTACAATAAATGCCACAGGAACAAACCTAAGTAGCACATCAACATCAACAGTTGTTAATATAAACAGCTCCACAGGAGGGAACACCTCCATTAGTTCAGCCACCTCCACAAACGCAGGAGTCTTAACATCTTCAGATAAAGATAAGCTTGATGGTATTTCTTCTGGAGCTGAGGTTAACCCTGCTTCTACTGATAATTTAAGCGAGGGAACATCGAACCTATATTATACAGATGCAAGAGTAAGTGCAAATACAGATGTTGCTGCTAATACTGATAAGGTTGGAATAACCACACAACAGGCATCTGATATCACTACTAACAATGCGAAGGTAGGTATAACAACTGATCAAGCAGATGCCATAACGGCAAACACTGCAAAGAATAGCTACCCTAGTGCTGATAGCACAAAGGTTGGTTTTATAAGTATTACACAGGCTGTTGACTTAGATACAATAGAAAGCGATGTAACAACGAATAATGCTAAAGTCGGCATAACCTCTCAACAGGCTACTGACATTACAACTAACAACGCTAAAATAAGTTTCGATTCAGCTTCATCTACTAAATTATCAGGCATTGAAGCAGGAGCGGAAGTCAATCCTACTGCAAGTGAGATAAAAACATCTTATGAAAGTAATGCTGATACTAATGCTTTTACCGATGCAGAGCAAACTAAGTTATCAGGAATTGCAACAGGTGCTACTAATGTAACAGATAATAGCCAAATAGCAAACGGAGCGGGATATACCACAAACACAGGTACAGTAACAGAGGTAACGGTAGGAACAGCTTTAGGAGTAACAAACGGAACAACAACACCTAACATAACCCTAGACACAGCAAACCTATATAAAGTAATAGGAACAGCAACAGACCATTCTAGTAGAGTAACATTAGATGGCGGTGTAGCAGAGGGAGCAACAAGTATTATGAAGAATTTAGAAACTTTAATTTTTAACTAATGAGTTTATACGATAAAGCAAGTTTAGTAATGATACCTAGTGGTTATAAGGCTTCATCAGCTACATTATATTCAGTAGTACCTAATACATCAGTAGGAGATTTTGATGTAACGGTAGATGCAGATGCTACTAGATTAAACAAAGATGGTCTTATAGAAAGCGTATCAGCAAACCAAGCTAGATTAGATTACCCTTTAACTGATGGTGTAGTAGGAGATTGCCCACATTTACTTTTAGAACCGAGTAGAACAAACGTTATACCTTATTCTGTTTTTGATGCAGGTGTACCTACAGGTTGGGCGGTTGGTTTTGGTACAGGAACTTTTACACACGAACTAACAACCTTTAGAGGACAAACAGCTATAAAACACACGCAACTAACAACAGGCAGAAGTTATTTACAAGATAGTGTTAGTTTGGCTGCAAGTACTACCTACACCTTTAGTATGTATGTTGATTTAGAAAACAGTGGCAATATATCAAGTAGTGAAGTTATTGCTGCTATATCTATGACAGGCGATACAGGTGATGATGAAGTAACTTTTGGGGAAATTGACCAAGATACAGGGCGCTGTGAATTTACTTTTACAACTACTGTTTCTGCTAGCTGTAATATAAGATTGGGTTTTGGTGCTTTTAGCAATACAAGCCAGTTAAACAAACCGATTATATTTTCTATGCCACAGCTTGAAGCAGGAAGCTATCCAACAAGCTATATAACGACACAAAATAACCCAAGTGGTGTAACACGCAACGCAGATTTTTGCAACGGAGCAGGAGATACCAGTACGTTTAACGACAGCGAAGGTGTTTTATTTTTAGAATTTCAGGGTTTAACAACTACTGATGCCGACAATGGATATGTTTCTATTTCAGACGGAACAGCAACTAATTCTGTTTTAATTAACACAAGAACAAGTGGTTCTTTGCGTTTATACAATGGGGGTGTAGGAAGTACTAATTTGATATATATAGAAACTGTTGATTATTCAAACACGCTAAAAATAGCACTTCAATACGGAACTACCACAGGAAGTTATAAGGTTTATATAAACGGAACAAGCAAAACAATATCAGGCACTTTTTCAGCAACAGCTATAAGCGGTTTAGATGAATTAAAATTTCAATACGCTTTAGGCGGTAATAATTTCTACGGAAAAGTAAAACAAATAATGGTATTTAACGAAGCACTAACCGACAGCGAACTAGAACAATTAACAAGCTAATGGAATTATTTAAGAAATACGAGTTTAACAGCCAAGAACAGGCAGAAAGCAAAATAGCAGCTTTACCACACGATACAGATGATGAGGGTAATGAATGGCTAATAGGTAACCATACTATTGTAAAATTAGGACACATAGTAACTCAAGAGGGTGTATATGAAGATACAGAAGATGGAGATATTGTAGAGGTAACTCCACCTGTATATGCAGATAAGTATTCTGTTGATGTTTTATGGAGAGGTTTAGATAGCAGTCCTTATGGTTGGGCATCTTACGAGATTACAGTAGAGGGTAACGGAGTACACACATTTTTAGGCAGAAACTTTTAATACTTAGCAAATGGCTACTGAACTAAACGAGGGAACACAGGTAACGCTAGATTTAAAGACAATAGGAATGGTAGTTGTGGGTGCTATCTCTTTAGCAGCTATGTACTTTGCCCTAAAAGCAGAGATTGAATTAGCAAAGGAGTTGCCAGAACCTACAATCAGCAGGACAGAGTATGACCTAAAAGACCAACTTATCCGAGAAACCATTATGAACACCCAACAAAAAGTTGAGGAGAATAGTGCCAAGTTAGATAAGATAGATGAGAAGCTATATGAAATAATAGAAAGACAATGAAACTATTAATAGCTTTACTGTTTACTTCTTTTGTCTATGCACAGGACTTTACAATAGTGCAGATAAATGCTGAATGGAACGAGCGTAACAAAATAGAATTGCCTTTTAGAGTAGAGGGTGCTAATGTTATTTATGGCTATTTAAAAGACCAACCTAAGAGCTTACAGCAATCAGTAAGAGTTGTACCTGTTGTAGTTTTATACAAAGATAACAAGCCAATAAGACAATGGGTGGCAGATATTAGTTTTAAGTTAAAACTTACTAAGGAAGAACTTATAGAGCAGATTAAGAAAGAAATAAATAACCAAAAGTCATAACTTTAGGGCATTATAATAACCTATGAAGTATTTTAATTACACAGAGTTTGATAGCCCAGACGTACAAGGTTCTGGTCAGCTAATGGATGAAACCATATTACAGATGCTAGACGAAGTAAGAGAAAAGTTTGACAAGCCTATACACATTACAAGTGGATTCAGGACACCGCAACACAATGAATCAGTAGGAGGTGTAGAATCCAGCAGCCATCTCAAAGGATTGGCTGTGGATATAGCCTGTAATAATTCAAAGGATAGGTTTGATTTAATTAATTGCTTATTAGACGTTGGATTCAGCAGAATAGGAGTAGCTAAAAGCTTTATACACGCTGACATTGATCCCGATAAGTCTGGTGGCGTAATGTGGATGTATTGATGAAAAAGATTTTAAGCCTAATTACGGGCGGTTTAATAAAGGATATTGGAAAAGTAGTAGATAACCTCCACACGAGCGATGAAGAACGCTTAGAAGCCAAGCAACGCATTCAGGAGCTATTAGAAGAAGCAGATAAAGATGCACAACAGCAAGTTACAGACCGTTGGAAGTTTGATATGCAAAGCGACAGCTTTTTGTCAAAGAACATTAGACCGCTTACTTTGGTATTTCTTACGGTTATGTTTACCTTATTGGCATTTACCGATGGAAACATTGGACAGTTTAGCATACAGAAAGAATATATCCCTATTTTTCAAACACTACTCATTACGGTCTATGGTGCGTACTTTGTTGGAAGAACTTGGGAAAAGAATAAAAAGAATGGCGAAAAAGATAATTAATAACTTTACGCCATCATCAAGGGTAAAAAGACCGGGTGTTCACTCAAAGAACGCATCTGTTGGGAAAAGAGGACATAAGAAAGCTTATCGGGGACAAGGGCGTTAATCATTAAACGCAGTAGGTTAATTCTTAAACGCAGTGGGTATACACGAACTTAATCACTTCGAATACGAAGAGTTTGACTGTCAGTGGTGCGATAAGCACTCTACAGGCTTTAAAAATATGGACAGACATTTCCTAAAAATGCTTGATGAAGCTAGAGATTTAGCTGAGCTCAAGTTTAAAATACTTAAGGGATTTGTATGTTACGGATGCAGAGGTAAAATTAATGAGATAGAAAACTCAGCACACTTAATCGGCAGAGCAGCCGTTATTCAGTGTAAACATTCTTACAAACGATATAGAATCATCGCAGCTCTTTTAGAAGCTGGATTCACTAGGATAGGTATTCATCGAAATTACTTGTATGTAGATAATGATGATATGAAGGCTGATTCTGTTTTTAAATTCGATATGATACACGAAAGGTCGTATAAATAAGTGGGCTAGCCCCCTAAAAAGGGGCTATGCCCTATATTATATTATATATTATACTAATATTATATTATATATGTTATTATATTATATTATATATTATATATACTATTACATAAAAATAAATTTTATGTAATAATATTATATGCATTGTATTTAAAAAAAGTTTTATATATTAGCATCATAAAACAAAGAATTATGACAGCAATACAAGAAATAAACTTTTACAATAACTTCGATTTACTTGCCGAAACACTAAAAGACCACGACCCCCAGGTCGTGAGAGCACTGAATGAGATAGCTATTTACGTAGCAGGCTTGCATATCGAAAACAGAGATAATCTTACATTCATAAATAACCTCAAACAGGAGTCACTAGAAAAGGATAATAAGATAGATGTATTGTCTTTTATGAGTGATCCTAATGAGTTTTTGGTGAAACAATAATTTTTTATATATTTGCACTATGACTACGCTAGTAAATAAATTGGTTGCTATTCAAGGGAGATTGAAAGCACCCAAGAACCAAAGGAATAACTTTGGTAAGTATAACTACCGAAGCTGTGAAGACATCCTTGAGGCTGTCAAACCGCTTCTAGCAGATCAGGGACTTGCCCTGACGATATCAGATATATTTATAGGTGAAGGTACTCTACCGCACATAGTAGCCACGGCTTCTGTGACCGATGGTAAGGACACCGTATCTGTATCTGCACAGGCAGGGGTTGACCCAAATAGAAAGGGAATGGATATTGCCCAATCGTTTGGTTCTTCTTCCTCATACGCTCGCAAGTATGCGCTCAATGGTTTATTCTTAATCGATGATACTAAAGACGCTGATGCGACTAACACACACGGAAAGACGGCTATTGCTCAACCTAAAAAGGCTGATGTTAAAAAGCCAATGCTTAAACCGAACACACCGGAGTTTGATAAGGTAAAGTCTTATATGAACAATGGAGGTGATATAGAAAAAGTGCAGTTGAAATACAACATTTCAGATGCAGTAAAAATTAAATTAATAAATAAATAAATAAATATGGCAGCATTAACTGAAATCTCAATCGATGTCAAGAAAATTGACAAATCTAAATTATACAAAGGTCAATACCTTAATCTGACTGTAGCGACTCGTGATGAGTTGTCTCAATACGGACAGAACGCATCCGTCTTCTACGCTCAATCTAAGGAGGAGCGTGAAGCTGAAATAAAAAAAACATATATCGGAAATGGCAAAGTTGTTTGGACCGATGGCAATATTGCTACAGCTCGTTCGTTAGAAGAGCCTGCAGCAGCAGAAACCCTTGACTCTGGTTTAGAGTTCTAGTGTTGTCTCTTTTGTTTGACCCGAAGGGTGGTGTAAAAGCCACCCTTTTTTAACCATTAAATTCAAGAGATGACACCACAAGAGAGATTTGAACAACTTAGAGCAAGAGCATATATAGACCCCTACAAGGAGGTCGAACATCCGCCTGTAGCAATCAGCTATGGCGAATACAAAACAAAAGACGCAATATATCACACACCAATAGGCACTTACGGCAACTTCAGCTTTGTACAAGCACCTCCAAAAAGCAAGAAGACATTCTTTATATCTATGCTTGCAGGGGCTTATCTTACAGAGACAACAAGGTATACCGGCAACATAAGAGGACACAGAGAGGGAAAAAGATTAGTACATTTTGATACTGAGCAAGGAGCTCACCACGCCCAAAGAGTATTTAAAAGGGTTCTTGATATGTCTCAGTACGATGGTCTTGATTACGATACATTCGGACTTAGGACTTTTCCTACACAAAACCGATTAGAGTTTATTGACTTATACCTCCATTTGTATGGAGAGGAAACGGGAGTAATCATCATTGATGGTGTTGCTGATCTTGTTGTTGACGTAAACGACATTAAAGAGTCCAACGAGATGGTCCAAAGGATTATGAAGTGGACTGAAAAATACGATGTACACATTATTGTTGTTATTCACAGTAACTTTAATAGTGATAAGCCTACAGGACATTTAGGGTCGTTCCTAGAAAAAAAGACAGAGACACAGATACAACTTAAGGTAAGAGAAGATAACGATGACATCGTAGATGTTATGTGTAAACGCAGTAGGTCTTACCCATTCGAAGATTTTAGCTTCGAAGTAGATAGAGAGGGAATACCAAAAATAATAGATAAGATAGATAATGTACTCAGAATTGATACTCCATTTTAAACTCAAGCCAACACCACATCAATCCTTTAGAAGGGGAAGAAATGGTATTGCATATACGCCAAAAAAAATACTCGATTTCAAGAAGGATATAGCTTGGGAGCTCTCAGGTCAGCTTTCAGAAGACTTCGACATAATAAAAGCAGGTACACCCATCATAGTGGAGTATCTGCATTATTGTTTTGAGTTTCCTAAATCCACGGCTCTTAAACGCAGAATAGGTGGTACGCCCAAGACAACTAAGCCTGATTTATTAGATAACCTGAACAAAGCATTCATAGATGCTTTGGAGGGTATCGTTTTTGAACAAGATCAGAATATCGTAGAGGTAAGAGATTTAAGAAAATTCTATGGAGAAAGTAACTATATTGAAATAAAATTACTATATTAGCAATATGTTTGGATTTTCATTTTTTCCTATATATGGAATGGTTGCTGGGATACACATAAAAGACTCAGCTATGGACGGAGTATCTATCGAAGAGGGGGACTACATTATGGTTCAAGCCCTCTTTTTTGTTTTTGGAATAAGCTTTATTTATGTTAGAGATACTGATTGATAGACATAGTGAGTGGATTTCTATGGCTAAGTCCATATGTAAGGACATAAATATTGCAAACGACTTGGTTCAAGATATGTACCTAAGATTAAATAAATATATTGATAATCCAGAAAAAATTATTCAGAATGATAAAGTTAATTCTTTCTTCATATATATCACTTTGCGTAACATTTTTTACGACTATAAAAAGGCTGAGAAATCGGAAATCAATAAAGACTACAGCGATGCTGAAAGCCTCAAGCTATTATCAAGTATGGCGGAGGTTCCTGAGAAAAGAAAGAAGGATGACGCTATGGAGGAGGCATACCTTAAGATATTTAAAGCCATTGATAAGGAGGTTTCCTCCTGGCATTGGTATGATCAGAAACTATTCCGCCTATACTACTATACTAATAAGTCTCTTAGGGACATTGCTGACGATACAAAAATATCACTTACAAGTATATATAATTCTTGCAAGAACTACAGAATCCGCCTTAAAGAAAAACTAGGCGAAGATATAGAAGATTACTTTAACGAAGATTACGATAAGATATGAATACACCAGAAGCACCAAAGGATAAGCGCACCAAAGCATATAAAGAGTGGAAGGCTAAATACGATTCTGCTCCAAAAGGATTAGGTGACACTATAGAGAAGATAACCACAGCCACAGGCATTAAGAAGGCAGTTAAGTTTTTAGCTGGTGAAGATTGCGGTTGTGAGGAGAGAAAGCAAGTTCTCAATAAGAAGTTTAGGTATAAGAAACCTGAATGCTTTACTGAGAGCGAGTATGAGTTTGTTCGGAATATAATAGAGAGAGGTTCTAATAAGATATCATCTATAGAGAACACTAAAATGGTTAATATATACAACAGGGTATTTAATGAAAAAAGAAGAGGTTCCGGATGTTCCTCTTGTTTCTTGAATAATGTTTATAAGCCCTTAAAAGCACTTTATGAAACCTATAAATAAAGAGGACGATTTATTCGACTTTCTTAAACGCAGTAAGTATCCTGATTTAGTCAAGGCTAAAAACCAGATGAGTAGATGGGATTGTTACTCGCCAAGCACTAGAAATAGAATAGAATTAAAATGCAGAAGAAAACATTATGAAACATTACTTATTGAAAAAAAGAAGTTTGATGCAATTCTTTCGGTTTGTGAAGACAATCTCGACATTCCTATTTATGTGTGCAGTACTCCTAGTGGTATATTCTCATTTAATTTGTTTTGGGTTTCGCCTGAGTGGGAAATCAACAGAAGAAATCCAGCTACTACTGAGTTCGCTAATGGGGCTAGGGTAGAAAAGGAAGTAGCCTATTTAAACATAAACGAAGCAACTATATTATGAAAGATATAACAAAACCGTTTTACGGAGGAGGCTATTTTTCATCCTCCACTACTAAAACAACAGAAGATAGAAAAAAGATACCTGTTTATTCAGGTGTGCTAAAGTATTTTCCTGATGCAATCAAGGAGGTCGCTAGATGTAGCTATAAGGGTAATGATCAACACAATCCTGGTACCCCACTACATTGGGATAGAAGTAAATCTGGAGATGAGCTTGACGCTTTAATGCGTCACCTCATCGATGCAGGAACAATAGACACAGACGGTATACGACATTCAGCTAAAGTAGCTTGGAGGGCACTTGCTAATCTTCAAAAAGAAATAGAAAATGACAAATAAAGATTTAATAGAATTAGGATTTAAAAGAATAGATGATTATAACGATGGTGATGGATTTCATTATTATGAATATAATATCTGTGAAGATGTAGATTTGGACTTAGTTGCTACTTTTAGGGGTGGTGATAATTGGTATGTGGAGTTCGGATGTAGATTTGAAACAGAAGACAAGTCTAAGGTAAAGAGCCTTATAGATATTTTAAATAGTTTTGATGAAGTATAAAAAAACGAGCCAAGCTCAAAAGATAAAGCAACTAGAGAAGACAGTTGCACAGCTCCAAGAAATGTGTGTATACCTACATCAAATAATTACTAAAGATAAAGAAGATGGAGACGATAAGACTTCTTGACGGAACTGATTGGGCTGTAGAAGACCTAGTTGAAAAGATGTACGATAACGAGTTTTATTATGGCTACCTTAATAAGGCTTGCTTGTCCTCATCGTCTTGCAAAAAATTACTAGAGGGTGTCGATAGCTATTTAGGTAATAGAGAACCTTTA